ATGAGGCATGTCGTTTTGCGCATCGATAAACTTATGGAACAGCACGGATTGACTCAGGTTGAATTTGCGGAGAAGGCTGGAATACGTCAAGCTGCCATCTCGCAACTGGCACGTAATCATGTAGCGAGAGTTTCTGTCGATCATTTAAACCGCATCATCAACACGTTTGAGATTGACGATATTTCCGATTTAATCGTTATTGAAAAAGATTGATAAACGAACACACATTCGGTTATAATTTAGCCGGAGGTGTCGCCGATGTGGGATGAACGGAAGGATCAGAACCGCTGGCAAATGAAGTTTATATTGCCGGAGCACAACGAAGCTTTGCGTCAATTACACCTCGCGAAGCAGAAGATAGAACGACCGGTATTAAGCGAAGAACAAGTCGACGAATTTGAGTTCTTTATTTCTTCGGCGGTGAGCGAAGATATGCCGCTAAATTTTGAGTTATATGATGACGGCTTTGTTCGTGAAGTAAATGGTCGAGTTGTGTACGTGGATCATCTACGGAAGGAATTTCGTGTGAAGGATAATCGAGGTGATACTAATTTCATTAAGTTTGCGGACATATTAAACGTAAAAAACGCCTCATCCGGTTAGGGACGAGGCTTTTCGGTTAAAAATTTATCGTTCTATTAAAAAGAACTAATGACTCGTGTGTAGAATCAGTTCTTTTACTTAAGTGAACCTGTACTTCGATATCTGTTATCTTATCGTAATCGACATCACCTAAAGACCAATATGAGACTGACTTAAAAGTAGCGTTCTTAGTGTCCATGGTTATATCTTCGGAATTATAATCAACAAAAATCAACTCGGATGGGCCAAGAGTTTTCGCTGAGTTAATACGTAATATAAACGTGGCTGGAGACACTAAGTATGTCTCGTCTTCGGATCGGTTCTTAAATGAAATGCTTAATCCGACCTCATCCTTCGAAAAATGTAGTTTTTCTACATTCACGCTCACGTCTTCTACATTACCTTTATAATTGACATCTACAGTTTTCAAGTCTTTAGGTTTTTCTAAACTTAGATTTGGAACCGAACTGTCCTCGTAATTATATTCAATCTCTTCCTTAGATTCACTAACTTTTACGCCTCCACACCCCGTTAGAAGCAGTATAAAACAAGCGCAAATCAAATAATATACGGAAATCTTCTTTATCTTTATATCTTCCGCCTCCCCTCCGCTCAATTATACGTTATTATTATGTAAGACGGCTACCTACGTTTTTATACGTAAGCAACCGCCGAAAGTTCCGCTTATTTCTTGCCGACCTCATCTAACGCTTTTCTTTCGCGTGCCTTCTTAGAAACGTCGTTATCTTTCCAGTACGCTAATAGCGAAGTCGCACCGAGAAAAAGCAACGCAATAAAATCGGACACTGCCGCTTCATCTACCGGAATCGTCTGTACTCCAAACATCGTCAGCCCGCTGTTTACGAGAGCCAACGCAAGCAGAATAAATCGAGTCACCGTTCCTGCGCTAATATTCGTCTTCATACGCTATACCCCGCTTTCTTAAGAGCCGCCACTAGTTTGGCGCGTGTTGCTGGTCCGTAGATACCATCGTTTGCAATGCCGGATTGCGTCGACTGGAATCGCTTGACTGCATTTGACGTTTTTGGTCCGTAAATACCGTCGATACCGTTATTCTTCGCCCCTTTGTCCGGGTAGAAATAAACGGCTGCTAGTGCGTTCTGAAGATTCGTAACCGCTGCACCGCGAGCACCTTGTCGGATAACGCCGGTAGGTACCGTTAGTTTTTTGGCTGACGCTTTCGGCTTAGACGTCTTCGCCGGCTTAGTCGCAGTACCCGTTTTAGCTGGCGCTTTGCTTCCGTTTAGCGCAGCGAGTTCTTTAGCAATCGCTTCTTTCACCGCGCCCCAACGACCTTCATCGAGCACACGATGCGGGCAGTGCTTTCCGCTCCAATCTTCGTGCTTCTTGACGCGATCGACGCCCCAGCCGCGCTCTTTTAGAAGCTGCGCAATGAATTTAATCGCTAGTGCTTCCGCTTTTTTGTATCGTTCGCCTCCGGATTCTGAATAGCAGACCTCGACGCCAATTGACGTTCTGTTTCCGCTGTTCACGCCGCTACCGTCTCCGCAGTGCCAGGCGTTTCTATTCGTTTCGATTCCTTGCACAACTTCTTTATCGTCTACTGCGTAATGGAACGAAACAGTTGCATTGTTATTCCGCATGTACGTAATTTCATTTTCCGCAGGCGCATCATTTGCCGTATTGTGAAACGTGATGTATTTCGCATTCATTGAATACGGGCATTTAATTGAAGTTTTCGCAGAAGATACGAGCATTTTTCGTACTTTAATCGTCATATAATCGTCTCCCTTTTCGTTTTATCTATTTAAAAAGCGCAATGCCAACCGATAGCAGTAAACCTACCACCGTTAGCATCACGCCCCATACCCATTTCGTATTTGCGCGCATGTCTGCTATGTCTGCACGGTTTTCCTTCGCCAATGCCAGCGCTTCGTCTGCTTTCTCGTCCGCTTGGTCTGCTTTTGTTTTAACATCGTTGAAATAGTCGACCTTCGTGTCAATACGAACGAGCCACTCACGAATATCCGAAATCTTTTCGTTTAATTCGGTATTGCTTGGCTCCGCCATAAGAACGTCTCTCCTTCCAAAATAAAAAGCCTATGCTTCTACGTAAGGCTCACCCGTAATTTCTTCGTATTGTTCAGGCGTAATTTTCTTCATGACGACCGCTGCCGCGACTTGTTCCTTCGTCCAGTCTCCGTCTGCGTAAAACTTCTTGATGATCGCGAACCAATCCATTAAATCACCCCTCCCATCATTAGCGTAAAAACCAACTCGGCGTGCTGCTGACGTAGAATTTCGATTTCAGTCGGCGACGCTTTCGGAAAAAGACTGTCGATATACTCTTGCGTAGCTCCTTCGAACCACTCTTCTTTCTCCGGATCAAACGTCGCGACGAAAAGACCATCTTGCGGCCTTACTGACGTGTACCCTTCCGGAATTTCTTCGCCGTTTTCTACATCAACGAGTATCTCTTCGGCGGCTTCCCATACGTAATTTTCATCGTATTTATATACGCGTATCATTTAAGCACCTCCTAAACTTTCGCAGCCCTAAAACGGAAGCCAAACGTTATAAACTCGTTCGGGTTAGCCGTATTAGAACACGATTGAATACAAACCTTTCCGTCTGTTCCGATATACGTACGGTGGTACTGTGGAACATTCGTAGTTCCGACACTCGAAGCTACCCCGATAAAATGCATCGATTGAAACGGAACGTAATCAGGCAATAACGTGAAGGCTGCGATATTCGTGCCTAGCGCTCCGCCTGTAATTGATCCGAGGATTTCTACGATACCAAACGCGTCCTTTGAGTAGCGTAGTGTGTGGGAAAATCCGTCCGGTGATACATATTGCTTCCACCCGTTTGATGGAGTAGGCAGCTCCCAAACAACGGCAGTATCTTTCGTATCTAAAAGACGCCTCCATCCTCGGAAAGTTCCGGAACCGAAGGTATTACGCCACGTAGATCCGTCATTACCCATCGCTAGGACTTCACCGACATTATCCTCCGCGATTTGAAAGCCTCGGAGCGAAGCCGAACTAGGCCCATTTGCGGACGTGCTGTTTCCGTAGAAAGTTGCCGTCCGAGCCGTTAGTAGATCAGTATATAAGTCCTTGCCCGCTAGATTAAGTTTAAAAGAACCCGTATCAGCCGTTAGCTTCCGAAGCTGACCCGCGTTCCACTTCGTCTTATCTTCCGCAGTAACGTGCAAGTCTGGATTGTTCGCATGAAGATCGACCTTCTGCTGGGCACCCGACGTAGTCTCCTTCGAGTTCCATGTCGACCGCTCTTCATTAGTTACGTGCTTTACTGAATCGTTTGCATGGGCGGTTACTTTCGCTTGGGCGCCGGCCGTCGTCTCCTTGGCATCCCATTCCGCTTTCTTCTGAGGCGTTACGTGAACGTCAGTGTTTCCGGCATGCGCATCGACTTTTTCCTGCGCGCCAACCTTCGTTTCTACGTTGTCTAAGTCTTCGAATTTTGCTTCGATTTCCGCAACGGTTGCAACAACGTCGTCGTAAAGGTCGTTAATTTGACCGCGTAGCGTTTCAAAGTCGTCGATGTAGTATTCCGCTACAGGGACGATGTCTTGGTCGATGAGTGACTGCTCGATGCTGAAGCCGAATTTATGAATAGAAAGCGCCTGACCGTTCGTGTAATACAAAATAAGCTCGGCTTTTACTGCGCCGTAATGACGAATTTCGTCCGCAGCCAATACGTATTCGGCAAGTCCTTCCGGCTTATTTACTAGTGTGATCGCACGTACAAAACGGCTTCCATCCGCCATCGAAAGGACTAGTTTACCTACGACCGCAGACAACGGCAAAGGGACGCCATCTTTCGTGAGCTTAAAGGACAGGCGTGCCGTGTTTAAATCTTGCGTGCTGAATTGTATGGCGGCATTGATAGGCCGCTTTGTTTGCGCATTGACGTCGAAAGACAAAGCGCCATCTTTTGCTAACATCCGTTTTCCTCCCTTTAAATAACGTTCGCAGTCGAAGTGATCGGGTCGATACTGTTATCGTTATAACTGTCGTCAAAGCCCGCACCTTTTACGTAGTTTCCGTACGAGGAAATCTGCGAGCAAGTATTCGTTAGGTAAATTCCGTGACGCATACCAAGTCCGGTAATATCGTTAAACGCGCACATAGACCGCGCTACGCCAGATAAGAAAATAATTCCGTCATAACCATCGCTTTCGGTCGCCCTTGTTCCGACATCTACGAGAGTATTAAAAAAGACGCGTACTCTTCGTGATTCCCCTGATACGGAAATTCCGGAAAAGCCTACGTCTTTCAAAATGTTATTTGCGACTGTTACGTTATTGCAAAGACCTTCTTCAATTCGGATACCATTTCCTTTAACACCCCGCAGCGTATTAGCCGTAGCCGATCCGTAAGTACTTCGCGTTATAAGAATACCGTGGTGACCTACGTTATCGACTATGTTATTTGCGATCGTATAGTTGTAAACGTCTGAAATGTGTATACCGTGACGCTCAACAACGCCATCGATTACGTTTCCGGAGATAACAACGTCGTCGATCGTTTGATATCCTTTCCGCCCATATATCTGAATTGCGTGGTTCTTCGTGATGTTCGTAATTGTGTTTTCAGTGATTACGTGGTGCTTCGTCTTATTAACGCGTCCGGTAGGGTTACCGTTTGCGTCTTGTGTATATTGGGACGTGACTTGCGGAAGTAGAATACGGATTCCTGACGCGCAGTTGTTTAGTTTGTTGCCGCTGATCCGCGTATCATACCATTTGTTCCCGCTGATTGCGTACTCAGTCGTGTCTTCGATCACGTTATCTAAGATACGGATGACCGAATACCAAACGCCGTCTGTACTCGTATGAGAATCGACTGCACGCGCCCATCCTCCGAGATTGTTGGATTTTCCGAAGTAGTTTCCGCGAACGATGATGTTTCTTGTGACGGTTTGATCGTACGAACCGAATGCGCCGAAGTTTGCAGACGAACGCATTAGATCGAGCTGAATCGCCGCCGAGAACCAACGGTCGCCTGCGTAGTCAGCGTAACCCTTGAATTTTACATTCTCGATCAGGACGTTTTGGTTGCCTGCGCAGTCAAACGCATGCCCACCTACGACGTCCAATACGGTAATATCTCGGATGATAATTCCGTCAGCATGCGCAAAGCCGAAGACCGAGCACTGCTGCTTGATGACAGTTCCGTTGCTGTCGAAGGTCCCACCGCCCTCAATCACGATATTTCCATGACCGTTGTAGCCGCTGAAATTATCCGTTTCAAGCCCGTTGACCAGCATTGAGCCGACAAAGTTCCGTTTGATAACTGCGCCTCCCTGAACGATCAGCCGCGTGTTTCTGAAAATACGCAGCGTTCGAGTCTGCGTATAGTTTCCAGGCGGAACGACAAGCGTAATAGGCGTTGATTTCGATAAGTCCAGCGCCGCTTGCATTGCGTCATCAAAATTTCCGTATTTCTCTAAGTACGGACGCAACGAAACAAACACGGCCATGTCTTCGATCTTCTTCATTAGCTTAGCGAAATCATAATCGAACCTATCCTTAGCCGTCGGATGCGTAGATGCGTCGAGCGCTACCCGTAGATCAACGACTTCTTTGACGTCTTCGCCATCGTGATTAACGACGAGGTTCGCAAAGCGCGCGTTTAAGTTATCCAAGCGATTGGCAGCAGTAAAAAGCCCGTGCTGAATTTGCTCGGACTTGTGTGCGGGCGATGCGTTTTTATGGGCGTTTAGCTCAGCCGTGACCTTCGTAAAACCTTGCTCGATGTTCGAAAAATTATCGTTTAGGTCATTACGAGCATTTCGATCCCACGTCGCTAATAGCCGCTTTAAAAATACGTTAGCCATTTAGTGCCTCCTTTATTTTGATTCTAGCGCTGCCACTCTCGCAGTTAGCGCCGTTAGGTCCGATACGAGTTTGTTAAGATCAACGTTAGATCCGGAAGAACTGACGGTAACCTTCGATAGTTTTATGAAATCTGCCGAAGACATTAAGCCGGCTTTTGATGCGCTAGCCATGTCTACTTGCGGCTTACCATCCGGACCAACTACGATGCTTTGTAGCTTCTGAAAATCGCCCGATGTCATCAAACCATCGGACACGGACGTCGCCGGTCCGTACTTCGGAATAGTTGTCGGGTCATAGCCGTCGTCAAAGTTGGCGTCACTTCCGATACGTATTCCTGAACCGATAGTTGTTCCTTTTACCTTACCGGCCGCATCGAACAATTTGGACACCCGTTTTTTCGTGGTTTTAAAATCTGTAACAACGTCACTAATCTCCTCAACAATTTTTCCGAAAGTATAAACTGGCGACTTATTCGGATCGGAATAGCGCTCGACTCCGACGACTTTAATCCGCTTGTTGATTCCGAATGGATCGATCATGCACCAAACGTAATCACCTTTTCGTATGTCTTGTACGCCAAAGTGACGAAGCTCCGTGTAGGTCAACGTTAGTGATAGTTCGATCGTATCCGTTAGTTCTTCTTGCAGGCGGATTTCTAACTCGTCAGCATTAGCCGAAGTATACGCATCGTCGCGAATAGGTGCTGCGTGCTTAATTCCGTAGATTTCGGCAAGCGGACTCGTGTATTCAAGTTCGACCGCGTATGCTTTCGTCTTGTCGTTCTGTTTTCCATAGCCGCGGATATACGTCTTCAACGAACTCGTATCGATCTCAACCGATTCGTCTCGGGAATTGAATTTATAACGAATCTGATAATCGGTATCGCGAGCCAACTCCTTCGCAATGACAACCGTTTTGCCTTCGAAGGTGTATTCCGCTTTGTATTTATCGAGTATGTCTCGAAGTAAATCGTTAGAGAAACCATCGCCGAAATCTTCGAGTTCGAACGTGGCGTCTAGTCCTTCCGGTGATATGTCGTATGAGTACCCTGACCCTTCAAGTGCGATCGCAACCATGTCGTCAATGGTCATTTTCCGCTTCTTTCCGCTTTTGCTATAAACATAGTTGTCTGCGAGGTCGATTATCGGTTTAAAAATCGCAGTTGCCGATACTTTAACTGTATCTACTGCAGTTGTGGGTTTAGTGGTTTTAATTACAAACTCTTCTCCATCGCAAACAAATATATTTTCGTTCTCGATCAATCCGAAAGAGTGATCATTGTTTGCAGTACTTATAACAGACACTTCAAGCGATTTATCATTCTCGGACGTCTCCCGTACCGTGCAGTCGTAGTCGGTAAGCGCCTCGACTTCACCTCTTAACGTTTTTATAAGTAGCTCCATCGCGCCACCTCCTAGAAATAATAGAATCGGAAATCGAATTTGATTTCGAAAGAACCGCTCGTTCCCGACAATACAAATTCGTTCCAGCCCGGTTCTAGACGAATCGTCTGTCGGTTTGTGTCTCCGAAAATACTTACGCCTTCTTTACGAGCTTTGACGCCGTCCAATACGATCGTCTCTTTAGCCGTCGAATCTCCTGTATACTGCCATGCATCGCCTGTCGTTTTGTTCGTAATCTTTAACTTAGATGAGGCGCCTTTATACGAAATGACAAACGGTAGCTCTAACGGATCAATACGAATAGCCCCCGCATTGTAAATACGGAAGCTTTTTGATGTGTGTTTATAGACCGGTATAGTATCTTCTAGATTTTCGCCGAACTGCCAAAGACTCGCGTCAAAAGTAAACGGGTCCTGCGTCGTTCCGACCGATTCGCAATAAGGAGATGCGCTTTCGAACGTTAGTGTAAAATCGGCCACGCTACCGCTTCTTTCCGGATCAAAAGAATCGCTAAGTTCAACTCGCCAGCGTTTCTTCGGATTGCCTTCCGCGACTAGATAAAACTCGGATTCTTGGTAGAGAGCGTTATATATTTCGTCGCGCAGCAAGTAGAAGTCGGCCGCGTCCTCGGCATACATCGTACATTCGGCTGTGATCCGACGATTTCCGAAATCTTTGCCCGTGCGATAAGAACCGTTTTTACCCGGTATGTTTTCGTAGGTGATATTCGGAGACGGCGCCGATACAACTAAGCTGCGTACTAAAACCGATAGATCCCTCGCCATATCAATGATCGTCCCATTGCGATACTGAATACGGAAATTTGCATCCGAACGCGGAATCGCTGAAGATCGCCCGAAAACAATATCCGGCGAGAACGCATCTTCATTAAAGTTTTCGTCTATATCAACTACGGATGGTTCCGGCTTTGGCTGTGCCGGCTTATCAACATCGGTGCTAGTATCCGTAGTCTTTTTCGTGTCGTACTTCGTTAGGTTATGCGTCGCGATAATGTTGTTCAGTTTCGTTGCGTACGCTGGGTCCGTTGCGTATCCGGCACTTACGAGGGCTTTCGTTGCTTTTCGATAGTTCGTTTGGCCGACGACCGCTTTATAGTGATTCGGGTCCCAACTCGTTCCGTTGATATACAACTTCGCGAGGTCTTGCATCGACTCGTACCAGGACGGATACTTACGGAAATCGGCGTAGACCTGGACGTTTCGTCCGTTGTAGACTTCCCACGTAAGCATCCGAATCGACTCGCCTTTGTACGACCCTTTGACGCCGAATAGGTTTTTCCCTTTCGTAGCCAAGCCCGAATTACCGTAGCCGGACTCCAAACACCCCTGTGCAATGACAAGCGACGCGAGTATATTGTAATTCCGGTATATTTTCTGCGCGTCCGGCGCTATTGCCTTAATGAAACTAGCGTTGCTCAACAGCTCACCTCCTTAGAAACTTTTTCTTCTAACAGCGTCCATCTGCCGTCTGCTCACGTGCGGCTCGACGATACGCCCAACCACTTCGCCTTCCATAACCACCGAAAGCCCTTTAAGAGACTCGATAGCAGATGCGAGGCTGGATAGGTGCGCCTGTATTTGCGGACTGTTGCCGCCTGCTGACACAACCCGAGCCGTATGACCCGCGTCTAGCATCCGGAATAAGTTCGCCTGCTGTGCTTCCGTCAAGACCATTTCGTTTCTTAGCGCGCGGATATCAACCTCGTGACTCATCGGACGGTCAATAAACTTCGATGCCATGCCGCCTGAATGTAGCTTTCCGGCCGGTTTTCCGACGATGCCTCCGACGTGGTACGTACCTTCGTTGCCGCGCCCACGGCTGACAGCTCGTTCAGTTTTACGTGTGACATCGTTGGTAAATACGGTGATGTATTTACTCAAGTCTTTGCCGAGTTCGTTGTTCATCGCCTTCGCTTGGCCGGTAATTTCGATAACTTTATTCTTCGTCTGTTCTAATTGCGAAATTTCCCTTTCAATGGCTGCTAGTGATTCTCTATACTCAGTCGTCTTTTTATCTGCTTCAGTTGTGTTATTTACGAGGTTAGCGCGTGCATCTTTCAATTTCATAATTTCACGGTCTAGTACCGCAACGCCTTGACCCTTCTTTGCAGTAAGACCTACTTGTCGAAGTTCTAATTGGACCATTTTTTGGTTTACTTGATCGAGTTTGCCTATTTCCTTTTGTGTTTCCGCGAGGCTTTCACGTTTTTTCTGTAGAACTTCTGTACTCTTAATCAGTTCCGTCTGTTTAGCTTCTAGGAATCTTTTTTCCCGTGCCAAGTCCACTTCGAGCATTTGGGCAGACGCTTTATCTCCTTTGTCTTTGGCTTCAGCTATACTTTTCTCAATGCCTTCAACAACCTTAAGTTGATCCGCTACAGCTTTTTCTTTGGAGACCCGTTGTTCTGTAATTTCATTGATCTCTTTCTGTACTTGTGTTCTCTTTTTGATTTGACCGTCCATGTTCCGTTCTGCGAGCGTCTTTTGCTTTTCGAGTTCTAAGCGCAATTCTTCCGCCTTCTCCGCACTCAACCGTTTCATCGCCTCGGTGTTTTTCGCTATCGCATTACCTTGCGCCGAGAAAGCCGCTTCTGTTTCCGGTGACTTCTTGATGATCTGATCGTTCAGTTGCAAGAACCGGTCGAACTCTTTATTCGTAAGCCCCGAGTTTTTACGGAGATCGTCTTGCTCTGCGTTTAGCTTCTTAATCGCTGCCGAATCTTTTTCGTTAGCTAACGCGTCTTTGTTGTCCAGGTAACGCAGTAGCTC